TTACGCGGGGGCTACCTTGTTTCTCAGGGCGACGGATTGCGGCCCGCTTGGCATGGGCGCTGCGCCTCGCGTACAGGGGCCAGCGCAGGCGCAATGGCAACGACGCTGCAGGGCGTGCAATAGCGCCACAGGAAGCAAGCGGCAGGCGCGCTAGTGACGCACTGAGCACATCGCCGGGCACGTCGCGCGACTGGGTGTGGACATCACTGCAGCCCACTGCGCACCTGTGCATTGCGAGCGGCTAAGCCTTGCAGATAGACCGAGCCAGGGTCCTGCTGCGGGAGAGGCGCGACGACAACCTGCAGTTGCTGCGGGGGCTGCTGCTGCACTGGCTGGACTGGCCGCACCTCCTGCCGAGGCTGATCTGCAGACCGACGGGGAGCCTCGCGTGCTGGAAGCTTGAAATCAACGAAGAAGCCGCGCTCTACGATGTGCTTGCACAGACCCTCAGGCATATAGAGCAGGGTTGCCTGCTGCGTGTAGCACTTGCACTCGCCTCGCATGACGACGCAGGCAGCAGGGTAAGGAGCCTCGACGGGCGGGGTGACAGCATCGTATGCGGGCGCGCTGTGCGGGAAGCCAGGGATGCGAGGCACGCGAGCGTCTACATATTCTGCAGCTGTCAGCACGCGACCCTCATTTCCTGCCCGTCCTGGTGCTTGCGACGCACCCGCCGTGGCCACCGGCTCGGCCTTGCCCTTGACTACATTCTTGTAGACGCCGCTGACAGCGAAATAAATCATCGTCGGCGCCAGGATCACGGCAGCCAGAGCCGTCCAGACAGCACGCGGAATTTTCTTTTTCCCTGTGTGCAGACTTGCGCTCTTGTACCAGCCGTAGACCTCTTTCGGGAAACCGACCATGGAGACCGTGCCGGTCTTGCCGCTCCCATCTTTTTCGCAGTTCGGATTGACGGCCGCCCACTCTATGCAACTGACCAGGTCAGCACCGAATGTGCGTTTCAGGTGTCGGTGCCACCCAGGCGAGCCAACCAGGCGCCGCACGAAGTTATCGATGTTCTGGGGATGCTGCGTGACCAGGTAGAAATCCATGCCCCGACGCCGATGCTCGGCCAGCATGCGGATTTCGTCCGGGACGGTTGCACTTGCACCGCGCACGGGCATATCGTTATGGCACTCATCAATCAGGAAGATGGTGCCGTCAGGCTCTTTCTGCCAATCCTTGAAATCGATCCGCTTCCAGTTCGAAAGCTCACCGCCCTCAACTGGCTCAAAGCGCCCGTTATGGCAGACGGGGCGACCCTCCTTCACGCTTCGCTCACGCACCCACTTCAGCGTATTGAGTGTCTTGCCTGCGCCATTGGCACCAGTGATCAGATACAGCATGCCGACCTCACTGTTTACGGAATCGTTTCACCGCGCCAGTCATGCCCGCAAGACTGAGACGCACCGCAACTGCGGACGTAATGATGCTGATTGCGACACCAACTTTCATATACGAAAGCAAACCGACTAGCTCAGGTGGCAGACCAAAAAACGCAGTTAGAGCGTCAGACTTCAGGCGATCAAGCGCAGTATCAACGCCCATGTATGTAACGACCGAGATACCCAGCGAGATAAGCACCTGACCTGCGAGACTCCCCGCGATGTTGAGAAACATGCCGCCCAAAGCAGCGAGAAAGACAGGCATTTTTGTTACTCCCGTGCTACACCTGAAACTATGCGGAATCCAGCCAGACTAGAGACTGCGACCAGCACCCAGCCCATGTATTCGAGACCAGGACAGATACGGGACATAGGCAAAGATACTTCGGTGCCCCACACAGTCACCGACAAGTCAGATATGCATTGGCCGCCACCAAGCAAATTGGCCTGACTCAGCTTCCCAGAAACATCCACATCTTTATTGCCGGGCAAGTCTTTCGTCACGTCGCGATTGCGCCCTTTAGCAGCCTCAGCGTCATAGAGCTTTGACTCTGGAGACTCGTTTACGAATAACTCGCACGCGCGCTTATGCTGCTCTTTGGCAATCGCACAAAGTAATACGTCGCCCTCACACGTAAAGCCTGCAGAGCAAGAGCCGCCAAACTTGCCTTTGCCGTCGCCGCAATCGTCGCCTTTGCAATCGCCGCCTCCTGTGCCGCCTCCTGTATCGACACCGCCCGTGCCGCCTCCTGTACCGCCGCCCGTGCCGCCTCCTGTGCCACCACCCGTGCCCCCTCCTGTGCCGCCACCAGTACCACCGCCTGTACCACCGCCCGTGCCACCGCCTGTGCCACCGCCTGTGCCACCGCCTGTGCCACCGCCTGTGCCACCGCCTGTACCGCCTCCTGTGCCGCCGCCCGTGCCGCCTCCTGTGCCACCGCCTGTGCCACCGCCTGTGCCGCCTCCTGTGCCACCGCCTGTGCCACCGCCTGTGCCACCGCCTGTGCCGCCTCCCGTGCCACCGCCCGTGCCACCGCCTGTGCCACCTCCTGTGCCGCCTCCTGTGCCACCACCTGTGCCGCCACCTGTGCCGCCACCTGTGCCACCACCCGTGCCGCCGCCTGTGCCGCCACCAGTGCCGCCTCCTGTGCCGCCACCAGTGCCGCCTCCTGTGCCGCCACCAGTGCCGCCTCCTGTGCCACCGGTGCCACCGCCAGTACCGCCACCCGTGCCGCCGCCTGCGCCACTGCCGTCACCTGGCGTGTTACCTGCATTGCCATCGCATTTGCCGCCAGTTTGCGTGCCATCACCGCCCCACATCCAAACACCCGAAGAATTTTGGAATGCCACGGTGCTATTTAGAGTGACGACGCAGCCCTTTTCGCACATCGCAGTTGGCACGCTCCCTGGTCGATCGTCAAAATACATCTTTGTGCCAGCTTTGCACTGCGGCTCCTCATCCTTTGGCTTGCACTGATTATTAGACTCTATATATCCAGACTTGCATTCACACCCCGCAGCCCCTGCCGAACTATTCGCAGGACAGATAGTATCGAGATAGACGACTGTCTCAAAATCCATGTGAGCCGGCGGTTTTCCGGCACGATGCTGACAAGATCTCTCTAGTACGCCCAGTAAAGTGACCGTAGTTCCAGGGCTTTGTTGTTGCTTAATGCCGTTATTCGAAGCGCAGGCAGATGCCACAGATGTGTGTGGCGCAAATTTAAGATCCTGATAAACAGTCTCTTTTTGCACGACGGCATGTGCAGAGATAAACGGCGCAAACGCAATTAACAGCGTAATTATGCGGAAAAGATAAGCCATGCGGCCCCCAGCATTGCAATGATTACAAACAGGCCCATGGCACCCCCTCTTTGAAACGCCACCCGTGGCGCTTTAAAAAAGGCCCCGCAGCCGGCCGGTCTGCGGGTTCCTATCGACCGCCGATCAGGACAGCGCCTTGCGCACCCACTGGAACGCCTTGACGCCCACGAAGATGAGCAGCACGGCGGCGCCGATCAGGCCGATAGGCACAGCTTGCGCACCGATATCGGTGACGACAGCGCCAACGTCCACAGCAGCAGCATTTGCGCCACCAGCGGCCAGAGCTGCAGCAGCAGCGATTGCGGCAATGCGCGCGGTTTGGGTATTGATGCGATTCATGGTTTCAGTCCTCTTGAGTTTGATTTCCGTCGGTATTTCTGAGCGTCTGGATCAGGACTCGAAAGCCCCAACCGACAGCCCAGATCAGCAGGACGGCGCCGCTGATTGCTGCGCCCTCTTCGGCACTCAACGAGAGCACCGGGAGGGCAAATTCGTGCTGCACGGTGACCGTGCAGGCTTGCGCGCACTGAATGACCTGGTCAGCCATTGCTGTTGATGCGATGCAGGGCAGTGGCACGCATCCGCGCTGTGTAGATGCGGGTGCGCCGATCCATCCAGTTGCCGACGCTCGAAATGCCGCGCGTGATAACCGCCATGAACAGCCCAAAGGCGAGAGCGCCGAGGGCACCACCGCACATCGCGAGCCATACCAACGTATGCGCGAAGTGCTGCAACTGGGCTTCGGTGAGCGCGACCATGGTTAAGCCTTCGGTGCAGCAGGCGCTGCAGCGGCAGGTGCAGCACGGCCCACAGGTGCGAGCGACGGCACGGGCGTGAAGTCAACGATGGCGGGCATGATCTTGCGAGACTGGAAATCAACGCGCATGCCGTAGACGGGGGCATACAGGCCCCGCGTGATCTTGCCGACCAGGGGAGCAGG